GTGCGCATGCTGACCACCACCGGGCAGGGCACCCTGGCCCTCGGGTCCGGCGCGACCGACACCCTCGCGGTCAACGCGACGGCCGGTCGCCAGTGGCGTCCGTACCCGCCCGGCCTGTTCCGCGTGAACGGCAACCCGTACCCGGCGCAGGTCAGCGGCTACGACGGCGTGGCCCTCACATGGGCCCACCGCGACCGTATCCAGCAGACCGCGCAGACCCTCGTAGACCAGAACGCGGCGAACGTCGGCCCCGAGCCCGGCGTGACCTACACGGTGCGGGTGCTGAACTCCAGCACGAGTGCGGTGCTGAAGACCCTGACGGGCCTGTCCGGCACCTCTGCGACCTTCACCACCCTGGACCTGGGCGGCGTCGCGAACGTGCGTGCTGAGGTCTACTCGGTCCGCGCCGGCGTGGAGTCGCTGCTCCGCCAGTATGACGAGTTCGTGCGCGTGGACGAGAACGGGCAGCCGATCGGCCCCGGCTTCGGCTCCTCGGTCGCGATGGAGAACTACCTGTACGACGGCGCCCGCTTCCTGGCGGCGAGCCAGGCCTACGTCGGCCCGACGGCGAGCCAGACGCCGGTCACCCGCTTCTACGGGTCGACCGACGGCGGCGTGACGTTCGAGTACATGGGCACGATGGACGGTGCTAACATGTTCAGCCGCCAGAAGCCTGGCATGGCCAAGGGCACCAGCCGCTACGCGTCCTTCCCGAAGTATTACGCCTCAGTCGGGTCGTCCGCCCCCTGGTACAACTCGCAGGTGGCCGACTTCGCCCGCTCCTACCCGCCTCGCCCGTGGACGACGTCGAGCATCTCCGGCGCGAAGCCTCTCTGCATGGCTTGGGACGCTTCCAACTCCCGCTTCGTGCGGATCATGGACGACAAGACGGCGCAGTCCTCCACCGACGGCCTGACCTGGAGCAGCCTCGGTGCGCTGACGCTCCCGAGCATCGGCAGCGGCTGGACCTGGTACACGGGCATGTGGATGGAGCTCTTCAAGGTTGGCTCCTACTGGTACGCCTTCCACAGCGGCAAGGGGTCGCAGTTCCAGGCCGACAGCGTCATGCTGATGCGCTCGACGAACCTGCTGACCTGGTCCATCTGCCCTGGGACCGGCTTCTACGACTACCCGGCCTCCGTGACCGGCGGCTGGCAGTTCTTCCGCCCCTACGGCGTGGCGGCGCGCAGCGCGACGAGCTTCGTCATCACCGCGATGGGCCGCCGCAACGTGGGCGACGGCAACATGAAGGAGCTCGTGCTGCGCTCGACCGACGGGCTGAACTTCACCCTCGTGAGCGAGGTGGCGATGGTCAGCGGTGCGTCGACAGGCAACGACTTCCAGGAGGTCGAGGCCTTCGGCGCAACAGGCTACGTGGCGACCGGGCCTGGCGGGCTGAACGTGAGCAACGACGACGGTGCCACCTGGACGCGCACGGCTATGGCCAACTACCCGACCGCGCTGCGTGCCAATGGCACCAACGTCGTAGGGTCTAGGCCTACGGCGGCTGGCGGCGCAAACGAGCCGTGGTACACTTCCAACGGTACGACCTGGACCAAGTCCACGATCCGCAACTACAACTCGGGCACGCGCCGCTACTGGCGCGTCCGGGCGACGGCTGCGGCGGCGGACGTGACCTTTGCCGAGCTGGCGTTCTTCAACGGGGCGACAAAGCACACGACCTACACCAAGTCGCAGGGAGCCGGCACGGGCCTCGCGAGCGTGGACGACAACGACCCGGCGACCTTCTGGACCGCTACCGCCGCGAACGTGACGGCGGGCACGGCCTGGGTGGCATACGACTTCGCCTCGGCTGTCGACGTGACAGCGGTGGAGCTCCGGAACCCGACCGGGGACAACACCAAGATGCCGACCGACATCGAGGTGGAGGCCAGCGCCGACGGCGTGAACTGGGTCCCGGTATGGTTCGAGACGGGCCTCTCCTGGGGCACGAGCGAGAACAAGCGCATGGAGAAGACGAGCTGATGGACGAGAAGCAGCGCAACCCCGGCGGGCAGTCGAGCTGGCGCATACGCCGCCGGTTCATGTTCGCCGTGACAGCCTTCTGCATGTGGGTCATCGCCTACGTGCTCTGGAAGGGCCTGACGACCGGGCCGGCCGACACCGCCGTGACGATGGCGTTCCTGACGCTCATCGGCATCGTCGGCTCGTACGTGTTCGGCGCGACCTGGGAGGACGTCAGCATAGCAAAGATCAAGGGCCCTGCCGCCGCTGCGGCGGCGAGGCCTGGCAAGCCCGCCCCGGGCCCCGGGGCATCAGCAAAAGTAGAGGATGAGCCATGACCACCTTCGCACTCGGGAGCAAGTCCCGCCAGAGCCTGTCGGGCGTCCACCCCGACCTAGTCCGCGTCGTCGAGCGCGCCATCGAGGTGACGCCCGTCGACTTCCAGGTCTACGAGGGGCTGCGCACGCGCGCCCGGCAGGCCAAGCTAGTAGCCTCGGGCGCCAGCCAGACGATGGACTCCCGCCACCTGCCGGGCGCCGACGGCCTCGGCCACGCGGTCGACCTGGTGCCGCTGATTGACTTCGACGGGGACGGCAACGCCGAGCTGCGGTGGGACTGGAACCTCTGCTACAAGGTGGCGGACGCCGTGCGCCGCGCGAGCATGGAGCTGCAGGTGCCCATCCGTTGGGGCGGGGTCTGGGACCAGACGCTGGCCGACCTCGCCGGCGACATGGACGACGAGGTCGCCGGCTACGTGGCGCGCCGCAAGGCCGCCGGCAAGAAGGCATTCCTGGACGGGCCCCACTTCGAGCTGCCCGCCAGTATCTACCCGTAAGGAGGGGAGCATGTTCAACTTGGGCCTCAAAGCATACGTTGGCATCGCAATCGGGGTTGCCGTGACGGCCGCCGTCGCGTTATCATACCGCCATTACTCTGGACTGGTCGAGTCCAATGCCCAGCTCACCGGGCAGGTCGCGACCCTGAAGGAGGACGTCTCCCGGGAGAAGGCCCGGGCCGACGCGTTCGAGAAGTCCATCGACAGGTGGGACTCGGCCGCCAAGGCCCAGGCCAAGGCCCTGGAGGACCTTACCACCGCCCAGCGTGAGGCTGGCGCATACTCGAGGGAGCTGAAGGATGTCCTGTCCAAGCACGACCTCGGCGCGCTGGCCAAGCGTAAGCCGGGTCTTATCGAGCGTCGCGTTAACGACGGCTCTGATCGGGCTCTCCGCCTGCTCGAGCAATCCACCCAAGCCGCAGCCGCCGACGGAGGCCAAGCAGCCGCCGCTGCCGGTGCTGCCCGCCCCTGAGCCAGTAAAGCTCGAGACGGTCCGCTGGCAGGTCGTCGAGGTGGGCGGCGAGTCGGCGTTCGCCCTGACGGCGCGCGGCTACGAGGCGCTGTCCCGCAACCTCGCCGAGATGGCCCGCTGGGCCAAGGAGGCGAGCTACCAGCTCGACTTCTACCGCCGGACGAGGCAGCAGCCCGCGCCGGCGCAGGTCGACGACGGGAAGGGTGGGAAGTGAGCGATGATCGGAGAAAGCAATGCAACCCAGTGCGGGCTGCCGTCGCGGAGGCCGTCCTCGGACGCCGCTGCGGCGACTGCCCCGAGCTACCATTCTGCCCGGGAGGGGACGAAGTTATGACAGACAACAACCGACCTGGGCCTGAGCAGCAGCTCCAGAACCTGACGCCGGACGAGGCTCGCGCGCTGATCCGCGAGGCGGTCCGCGAGACCTTCCTCATGCTCGGCGTCAAGGTGGACGACCCCATCGAGGTGCAGAAGGACTTCCAGCACCTGCGCGAGTGGCGCACCACCACCGACTCCATCAAGTCCAAGGGCCTCATGACTCTCATGGGCATCCTGGTCAGCGGCCTCGTGGCCGCCGCGTGGGTCGGCATCAAGGACTTCATCGGCAAGTGACGGGCCCCGCGGCCTCGGTCGGCGGGTTCCTCTCCTTCACGCCGCCCGAGCCTTTCAACACCGCCCTCCGGCGGTGTCTTTTTCTCAGTCCTGACGGACTTCCGAGCTCTCGGCGACAGTAGCCCGGCTCAGTGCCTGGGTCACAGGCACCTCGACGGCCTGACTGCGCCCGGATTCGACCGTGGCGCGCTCGTGGCAGCCGCGGACGAGCACTATCGAGCCGACCACCGCGGCCCACAGCAAGACGCCCAGCGGAACGGCCCACATGAGACCCCGCACGCAGCCGAGCCCGTCGTCTTCACCTTCCTGATCGCACATGGTATGATGCCTCCACGGGGACCATCCCCGAGGAGGCATCATGGCGCGCGGGCAGACCCGGGCGAGCCGTCAGTACACCCAGACGCGCTCGTAGGACTCCGGCAGCCGGTCGCAGGACCACTCGGACTCGCGGCCCTCGGCGAGGGCCTTGTGGTCCACCACCTCCACGCACTTGCCGGTCGCGTAGGAGACCCGGACCTCGGGCCTGTCGAGCAGGGCGGCGAACTGGTGCAGCACCAGCGCCGCTAGCCCGACGGCCGCGGCGAACATCAGGGCGTAGCCGAGCGCGCCGATGCGGCCGGGCTCGCGGGTCTCGTACGTCATCACTCCATCCTCCTAGGTCTGCGCTCAGTGGCGCGTGGTCGACGCGGGGTGCGTCGGTTCGATCTTCGGCTCGCCCTCCGCCCGAGGGACGTCGAGTAGCTCCACCGTGGCCGTGCCCGCCGCCTCGTCGATGGCGATGCCGACGCCCTTGCCGTCGAGCGCCTTGAGCCCGTCGAGCTTGAGCTGCAGCTTGCCGCCCGCGTTGGCGGCGGCGAGGCCGAGCAGTCCCATGATGCGCCCGAGCTGGACCTCGTGCACGCACTTGCCCGTCAGCACGGCGATGAGCTCGTCCGCCGTCAGGCCCTCTTGTTCTTCGCGGTCGTCTTCCATATCAGGTCTCCCAAGTTATCTCGATGCTGGTGGTAGAGGCGCCGCCGCCGAAGCGGCAGGAGCACGCGAGCTCGCGGTCGAGCACCTTGGCGATGGCGCCCGCGTCCACGCGCGGCACGTAGCCCAACTTGGTGCCGTCGGCAGCGTGCACGGCCACGGCGTTGCGGTCGTGGGGGTTGGATGGCTCGCGGACGAGCACGAGCTCGTCGGCGCGGCGGAGCTTGGCTATGGCGTCACGGGCGCCCTCGTGGTACGGGGCGCCCGCGATGTATGTCTTCATCACGGGCATGGCGGTCAGGCCTCCTTCTTGGTGGTTGCGGTCGGGGTGGCGCGCGGGCGGTTCGGCACCTTCTCGCCGCGCTCACGCATGTGGACGGCGTACC